GAGTCGCGCCGCACGAATTTTCTTCCGCACTTTGCGTGTCCGCTGAGCGGACAGCCGGCTGCCTACTGAGCGGACGCTGTGAACCAGGCCCGCTGATCTAGCACGATGGTGGGTCCACCGATTCTGTTGCGCCAGTCATCAGTGCGGAAGTAGTCCAGTAGCTCAGGGGTGATGGGCCGGTCTTGCCTGGTGGAGTTGCACAGATGGTGTGCTGGCCTGAGGTTAGCCAGGTCATCGCTGCCCCCTTCCCTTCTGCTGGTCAGGTGGTCAGCTGTGGTGGAGCCAGGCAGCAGACACAGGTGGCACACGGTTCCATAGTTAGCCAGGGTTGCTGCTGTCATCTTGACAGCCCAGCGTCCGGTCCACTTGTGAGTCATCGCTGCTGCTCCTGTCTCAGTGCCACGAGCACTGCGCCGAAGGTGGGACGTGGGTAGCTGGCCACGAATTCTGCCAGCTCAGTTGTGTATCCCACGCCAGCTGCCTCAGCTCTGAGTGTCCATTCAGCTGACCAGCTGTCATAGGTGCTGATGGTGAGCTGATGCCACCAGCAGCTGCACTGGCGAGCTGACCTAGCCACGGTTCCACCTGAGCATCGGACGACCAGGGGTGTGCCTGAGCCACACGGCTGGGTCATCGCAGGCAGGGTGGGTGTCACAGTCAGGGTCAGCATCAATCAGGGCCTGGGCCAGCCTGCCATCGCAGTTGATACAGCGGCGCTCAGCCATGAGCAGCGACACACTGTCAATGCCCCAGCTGGTGGGTGGCTTCGCTGACTTACGTGCCAGCAGGGTGCAGTCATGGGCCTGCTGCACGGGGCAGCCTGGGCAGTGGTCAGTCATCAGCTAGGACTGTGTTCAGTAGTTCCACCTGTTCAGCGCTGATGGCTGGGTGGACGAATTCAGCATGCTCTGTCAGTCCGTCAGCCCACGTGCCGTTAGGGGTGCGCTGGATGGGTTGGCGGCAGATGGGGCAGGGGTCCATGGGCTCTGGCATGTGGTCACCTTCCGTAGCTGGCTGATGGATGGTTATGCATGGGTCTGGCAGAAGTCATGAGCCCTCCCAGGCCCTGCCCTCCCGTGGCCGGATTCGCGATTGCTCCCACGCCGAAAGCCTCAGCACCCTTTCTGGGCCTGAGGTATTCGCAACCCAGACAGCCTGTGTGCACTCCAGCTGCTGAGCGGGTGCCTAGTCACCCTGGAATCCTTACTAGGTCACCCAGCCGTGTGGCTGGGGTTAGGGGTGCCTGAGCCGTTCCCAGGCGATATACGGACGCTTTCGTTTTAGGTGTGACGCGCTATCAGCCACCAGTGGGGCCTAGTCATCACCCCCTGGCCTGTAGCCATCGGCATCACCCAGCTGGTGCCAGGCTGCCTCAGACTTACGGTCGTCCATGTAGGCGACTTCATCTGTACGGCGTTGCTCTAGGTTGGCCTGGGCCAGATGGCCTGCCAGCTCGCGCACCAGCTCCCAGTCATGTGCCTCTAGTGGGTATGGGGTACGGAGTACGGCCAGCCATGACTCTGGGGTCTCGATGGTGGCCTGGCGTGGGGGCACGGGGTGGGGGTGCTCGCGTGGCTGGTGTTTGCTCATCAGCTGACACCCCAGTCCTCTAGGAGCTGCGTCACCTCAGGGCCTGCCCACCAGGCCGCCAGCAGGATTGCTCCCACTGCCAGCCCAGCCAGACAGGTGAGTAATGCACTAGTCATGTGCGTGCCCCTTCTACAGCTCGCGTTAACCTGCGAGTCAGACGGACGGTAGCACAGGGCCATATCTCCTGATGGCCTGACACGGGGTCAACACAGGTGCGGCAGACGCTGGTGCCACGGGGGTGGCCGTGCACGTGCCCGTTAGGGTCAGCCATGTGGATGGTGCGCACCCCCTGCTCGATAGCAGCTGCCAGCCTGGCCAGCTCACTGGGTTTAGCCACGTCTCTGGGGTCACGCTGCCTAGCCTGTTCCATGTCATACCTCACTTGACTTGATGGCCAGAGCCAGCAGCTGGCCCAGGAATTCCGCCTGTGTCTGCCCCTCAGGGGGACTGAAGCAGGCTGAGCTAATGGCGAATCGCTCATGTGCTGCCTGACGTGTGATGGGCATTGCTGCTGCAATGTCAGCCCAGCTGTACCCATATTCGGCACGGGCCAGCTCCACCATGAAAGGCAGCGCCTTATAGGCCTGGGTGACCAGCTCCACCACTGTGGCCAGCCCCTCTGGGTCATTGTCGGCTCCAGCTCTGAGCATCGCTCGCAGCTGACGCTCCCAGCGCTTGATTTCAGACGGCTCAAGCATCAGCGGGCCTGCGCTTTCGACTGGCACGCCGCACAGATGCGAGCTGGGGTGTGGGCCCAGCCCCAGGGCAAGATGCCCACCCAGCCGCACAGTGTGCCGTCACCCCTGGTGGGGTGGGGTAGGTGAGCGATAGCTGAGTCAGTGCCCTTAGGGGCCCTGTTGATGACCACATATTCAGTATCCATCTGCTGTGTTCCCTTCTAGCTGCCTGACCCCCCTGTGGGGCCCTGCGATATCCAGACTGGGCCCTGAGCGACCCATTGTCAAGCTACTCCTGACAATGAATCACTCAGGGGCTCAGTCTGCTGGTGGGGTGTCGTCTGGAACGTCTACGTTCCGTGAGGCCAGCCCCTGGCCGAACATGGCCAACCCTAGAGCCGTCCAGAGCGGTACCGCCTCAGCCTCTAGCACTCCGTAAGCCACCAGGATGGGTAGGACGGCCAGCTGGATGACATAGAGACGCTGGCGTCTCTTTGGGGTGAACCAGGCTTCTATGCGTGTCATGTGTGTCTCCTTTACTTGAGCTGGTCAATCCAGCGACGGAGCAGCCTGACCCTGTTTGGGTTGCCACCCTTCTGGGCTGCCTTTAGAGCGTTAGTCAGGTGGCGTCGCTTGAAGCTGGGAAGTGACACCTTTGCCCGCTGGCGCTTCTGCCAGGCAGGCCAGCTGAAAGTGGGGATGGGGTCAGGCCTCCAGTGATAGTCCTTACCTGTCCCCTTCAGTCCATCACCCCCTGCTCGATACTCCACCATCTGGTCACGGGCCCCTGGGGCTGCCTCACGGTCACCCAGCAGGACTGCGTGCACGTGCTCATCCTTAAAGCCACCATGAGTCAGGTTTCGTTGCCAGGCTGCCCACCCATGCTTTCGCAGCACACGCACAAGGATTTTCTTTTGCTCAGCTGTCAGGTGCCTGGTGCGGAAGTCCAGAGCCCCACCAGCGTCATGGACACCAGCTGAGGCAGTGGCACCAGCTCCACCCATGTAAGCCCCCTGAGTAATGATGGGGGCTGGCTGGTCACGGCGTGCCAGCTCCGCCTCCACATCTTTAAGGGCTGCGTCCATGCGCGCATTGAGCACGATGGGTCTACCACTGGAGTCTGTACCCCTGCGGATTCGGTCGTATGCCTTAACCATGGCTGTCTCCTATCTAGAGCGTTGCTGGGTATTTACAGGGCTGGGCTGGCTGGCTCCAGTCGCACCATTCAGCTGTCTTCACTTTGTCGGGCCCATTACTCACCAGCTTGTAGGTGACGTAGACCTCCACCTGCTCTGGCCAGCCCTGGCCGTAGCCCAGGCAGCCACGGAATTTGCGGACTCCGCTGGTGTAGACCTGACCGTCATAGTCGTGGGTGGCGTTGCCGAACAGCTCATACGACTGGCCACGGGTGTGGGCTGTGGCTTCCGTGTAGGCAGGGTCATCAATCATTCTGACCAGGCGGAACTCTGTTGATGACACACAGTCCCAGTCCTCTGGCTCAGCTGCTGAGGCTGGGAGCGTCCAACCCACGACCAGGGCGAGCGCTGCTAGGGGTGAAATCAGATTCATGGTACCTACTCCTATTACATAGATGTGATCCCGCGGTTTCGCCGGCCAGCAGCCGGCTGACCCACCATGTGTGGGTCTGGGCCTGATGCCCTATTCAGTTATATAACCTGAGGCGCATAAGTGTCGCCAGCACCCAGAGTCCGAATCTGCGTGACCCCCGATGGGTGCCCTGACGCTTGAACATGTCCACCAGGGCATGCCGCTCTTTGATGGTGTCCACTTCATTACGCAGCACAGCCCTTTCGACTGCGGCGTGATGCTGCACCTGTTTGACCCCCTTCACTTCTTCGGACAGCTCACGCAGCTGGCGAGCGATGTTGTCGAATCTGTCAGTTGTCTCGCGCCGTCCACGCTGCACCAGGACAGCCAGCAGCGCAAAGCTCCCCGTGAGCACGGGGGCAGCCACTAGCTCAGTCCACTGGGTCACGGGTCACCAGTTGCCCACGTTGCACGCGATCCAATGGGCGCTCATCTGCTGGGTGCCAGCTGAGCGCCTAAATCTGATGGTGAAGCCTGTACGGCTGGAGGCTGTGATTTGTGGGGGCCAGATCAGGTCAGGGGCCACACCCACCGATGCAAAAGCGATATAGGGCACTGGGCCCGATGCTGGGAATGGGGTAGTGAAGGTGACGGCCACGTCATAGTTAGTGTTCGCCACCACTGTCCCCGGGGACGACACCACACCAGATTTCGTGAGCCCGCACCTGTCATCAATCTGCTCAGCCAGTGACTGGACTGTGGTGTCCAGGGTGCCTACAGCGTCACCCCCTGTGGGATAGGTGAATCCGTTAGGTGTGGTGGTGGCAGTCATGGGGCTGAGCCTTTCTTTAGAGTGACACCAGCGACATATGGTCAATGGTGAGCCATGGGGCAATGTTGTCTAGGGTCACGGCTGTGGGTGTGGTCAGGGTGGCTATGTCATCGAGGGTGATGCCCCCATTAGCAGCTGGGGGGATGGCACGCAGGGTGAGCGCCAAAGTGACGATTCCGTCAGCTGCCAGGACACCATCAGGTGAAGGGGTGGCCACATCGAAGGTCATCGTGCACCCCATCAGCCGTCCCATCACCACAATGGAGTCAGCTAGCCTCCAGTCGTCTGGAATGTCAACGATGGCCACTGGCCGTCCCAGGGGGCCACCCAGTGGGCCACCAGCTGCTGCACGTGCTGTGTCGGCTGTGGGCCACAGCTGAGAGCCCCAGTGATCAACCTGGGTATCTGTGAGCTGGTGCCAAACGATCGTGGCCTGGGTGAGACCGAATCCGGTTTCTATCTGGTCACGTGGCCCCAGGATTTGGGTGGCCACGTCGATGGCATCGGACAGGGTTGCGATAGGTGACTGGAGGGTGCGCGTCTGCCTGTTGCCATCGGCTGACAGGTCTGGATGCTCCACCCTGACGGATTCGGCTGACCCTAGAGCTGGGATGAGGGGGTCTACTTCAAAGAAGCCTGTCAGCTCAGTGGTATTAATGGTGGAGGCCCTGTTGGTTATCCAGTTACCCACGTCTTGGAGCAGCTGCGACGCATACAGCGCCATCCCAGCATCTGGGTCGCTGTAGAAGCTGGGGTTAAGCTCCACGTCCCACAGTGAGCCGTCCCAGAACAGATTGAGGAGCCCCACCAGATCATTGATGGACGTGTAGTAGGGGGCTGTCACAAACTGGCGTGGGGTCAGGTCTGGGGAGTCGCTGCTGTGGTCAGCGTCATACACCAGCCAGTGTGACGCGATGGGGACGTTTCCACGGAAGTCCTGTAGGGCGATCTGGCCCAGCACGTCACCAGCTGACAGGCCAGTGGTGTCCCAGGCCCTGCCGTATTCCCAGCCTGTGCCGATGCCGGAGCCATCATCTGTGTCTATCGCTGGCATGCCAGCGTTTGTGGCTACTGCGTCATAGACAAGGGTGGGCCACGATGGGATGCCCTGTGATAGCGGCTCAGTGAAGGTGGGCGCATTAGTGGAGTTCCAGTCAGCCAGACGGCCAGCACAGATGAGGGTGAACAGGAGCCCACCCCCCTTCACGTTGACTGCTGTGGCGTCAGCGATCCTGCCCTGGAACACGACCAGCTGAGCTTCTTCTGAGCCGCTGGCTGACTCAGCCCACACATAGCAGGAGATGGGTGCACCCAGTGGCGTGGGGAGCCACCAGGGCCCGGGCCAGTTGCCCACGTTGGACCCATCGTCATAGACCTGGATGGTTACGGTGTCTGGGGTGGCCACGGGGGGCAGCTGCTCGATACCCCACTGGCACACCAGCGGGGTGACCAGGGCCCTACCATCCACCAGGCCCACTGGGTTGTCAGTGTCGGACTCCAGCGACCATTCAGCTGTCTCAACGTGGACCCTGTATCGGCTCATGTCACGGTCACTAACGTGCCGTTCCACAGCTGCTGGCGGCTGAGGATATCTCGCACCTGTTGAGCTGTGGACACAGGGTCAATCGCGCCATTGATGTTGATGACCACATTAGCCACACGTGTGGGGGCCACCAGGGCGCTGCCAGCCTTGCCCTTAGGGATGAGCCCACCCAGGCCCCCAGCCACGTCTGTGAGCCACCCTGGGGGCTTAGGGAACTTGATGTTGCCCAGGGCTGACACGACTTTGTCAATCAGGTCTTTGAGGGGCTGGAAGAAGCCCACGACCGCCTCAATGGGCTTCTGGATTTTGTCTTTCGCCTTACTCATGGCGTCGCTGATTTTGTCACGGATGCCGGACGCGATATCAGACACCTTTGATGCGATCCTGCCTATCAGCTCACGAATCGCCGTGACCTTACTCGAGACAGCATCTTTAGCTGCCTGCCAGGCCCCTGGGAGCTTGTCTTTGATCCAACCCACCAGGGAAGTGACTGCGGAAATCAGGAGCCGTGTGGGCAACGTAATCAGCTTGATGTAGCCCACAATGAGTGTCTTGGCCACACGGCCAGCAGCTGGGAGCTTGTCACGGAACCACCCCACCAGATCACCGATTTTGCTGACCACTGACTGGAACGCTGACACCACTGAGCTGGCCACCTTATTGACCAGGGCCCTGAACGAATCCGATTTCAGGTACAGCACCCCGATAGCGACAACGGCTGCCCCGATTGCCAGCACGAGCAGCCCCAGGGGGTTGGCGTTGAGGGCAGCGTTGAGCAGCCACTGTGCAGCTGTCCATGCGCTGGTGGCAGCTGTGACAGCTGCTGTCTTGATGGCCATGGCTGTGGACAGGGCAATATCTTTCGCCTTTTGGACGGCTGCGGACTGAAGCACTAGGTTCGCAATGTCGCCCACGCCGCTAAAGAAGTCTGTTGCCATGGCTGCTGCCTCCAGCCCCATGGCGTATTTCTCGGCACCCACCAGTGACATACCTGACGCCAAAGCTCCCAGGCCACCTGTGGCCTGGGAGGATTTGGAAGCCAGGTTGTCGCTGGCGTCTGCTGCACGGTCAACCCTGGACGCTCCGTCGCTGGCCTGTTTGCTGGCCGTGTCCACTGCCTTACCCATGTTCTTAGCTGCGTCGCTGGTGTCATTGAACGCTGCTACGGACTCCTGAGAGCTGGCGTAGATATCAATGGCTACTGTCGCTTTGCCTGCCATCAGTTTGGGCCTTTCAGGAGCGCTTCTAGGGTGTCCAGTTCACGATCAGTTGCAGCATATAGCCAGCTGGGGTCAATCCCCGTGACTGACGCGATGGCTAGGCATCTCCCGATGCCGTAGCCAGTGGAGTAGGGCCCGTGGGGGTGTCCGCCTCCAGCTGCTCACGTTCAGCCTGGGACAGCTCGCGCTGATACTTCAGGCCCCCTTCACGGAACGCCTTGAAGTCGCCTGAGTACCGTCCGTCATGGTGCAGCTGGGCCCAGATAATGAAGGTCTGCCACAGCATGGGTGCCTTAGTGGGCTCCGGCCACCCCTTCTTATTGGCTTCCCAGTCCCACTGCACCAGGGCCTGGTTAGTCACGTCCACCAGATGGGTCTCCCCGCTGTCCAGGGTGGCCTCATACAGAAACTGTCCGCTCATTGTCCCTTCACTCCTTCTGTGATGGTGTCCACCTTCTGGGTGAACAGGTCAGCCCAGGTGCCCTCAGCCGATTTGGCTGCGATGACTCCCCAGGGTTGGGCCCTGATGCCCCTTGCACGCCAGCCGTAGTGGATGGGAGGCGCATAGATCACACCCCAGGTCACTGTGCCCAGGTGTGGCCCTGATTGATAGCTGATGCTGGAGGCCAGACGGCCAGAGCGGACAGGGGGCCTAGCAAACTGGCCGATAACCCTGACTGCCTCCCCTACTGGCTCAGACAGGTCATCCAGCTGGTCAGCTGCGTGACTAAGGGACTCCACCAGCTGGGGGAGTCCCTTAGCCTCAACACCTGATTTAGCCACAGTCAGTGTCCGCTCAGTAGTCAGCCGGCTGTCCGCTCAGCGGACAGTTACGGGGTGGAATCCTGCGGGGTGAACACTGGGTCAGCTCCAGTACAGGCGAAGCTGAAGTCAGCTGTGTTGCGTGTCTTGACGTCCCCACCGATTTTGAGGGGCACCAGGCGGACAGTGCCAGTGACGCTGGCGACACGTGCCGTGACAGGGACGAATTCAAACGCGACTTCATCTCCCTTATTGGCCCACGTGTACGCAGTGAAACCGTTGTCAAGCAAGTCTTGTACGGCTGTCCCTGACAGCACGTAGGACAGGGTTGCAGTGTCGTCTCCGTTGAGGGTGGTCCCATCCAACAGGTTGAGGTCATCCCCTTCGGTCACGTTCTCTGATGGCTCCACAGCGCAGACTGTGAGCTGCATCGAAAATTCTTCATCGTCAGGGGCAGTGCCCAGGGTCAGGGTGCCAGGCCCCAGCTTGTAGTGGTCAGTCATGGTGCAGCCTTTCAGGTGATGGTGGGTGTGTAGGTGGCCAGGATGGGCACCCTGTACGCAGGTAGGTTGACTCGGAAGTCTGGCAGCTGCACAGACTGGGGTGTCATGTCCCCGTTAGGTTGGACGACCGCCAGCACGTCACCCAGGAGACTGTCCAGGGCCCTCAGGGCTGCCATATAGCTGGTGTCTGGGGCCACCAGCCACAGCTCAAGCTCAGCTGACCCAGAGCCATTGAGCAGGTCAGGGGACAGATTGCCTGGCGCGATCCACACCCCAGGTGGAGTGACCTTCGATGCGTCCACCCAGGCACGGATGCCTGCGTCTTGCAGCTCAGTCTCAACCTGCTGACAGATAGCCAGGATGCCCAGATGGTTAGTCATGGTCAGCCCACCACAGGTTTCTGATAGGCACCCAGCCGGAGCATCAGGGCCACGTCAGGATCATTACGGGGGACAAAGATGGCACCCTGGTCAGTTAGGGCCTCAACGCCACTGGGCGAGTTCCTGCGACGCACCAGACGTGCCGCCAGGATGTTGGCACCTAGCAGCACGTTTGGCGGCCAGGCTTCCAGCTCAGGGCCATCCAGCTGGGCTGAGGGGATATCCCTGACCACAGCGTTGACAGCATCCACCACCGTGGTGATAAAGCTGTCATCGCTGGTGTCAGCTGGAACCAGCGACAGCTGGAGGCGTGTTGCCTCCAGCGTCGCTGGGCCAGTGGGTGGCTGGGTCATCTCATGCGCCAGCGTTGATGGTCACGTCTTGGAGGCCACCAGCGTCATTGATGAGGGTGGCGTAGTAGCCGAACACTCCGGCATCCACACCACCGAGCACCATGTCGATGGCTTCTGCCCTGATGGGCACCCCTGGGAGCTCGTAGAAGGTGGCTGCACCTGATGCACCCACGAGCACGTGCCCAGCGGTCATGGAGCTGTGCGTCTTGATGCGGCGTGGGTCCACACCCAGAAGGTCCATGAAAGCAGGCAAGTCGAAATTCGTTGTTGCCATCAGCCACGGAAGGAAATCCGCGTTATTGGCAATGACGAACGTGGACCCCACATCTGAGCTGTCACCGATGGCTGCGACACCCTCAGCGATAGCGGCCAGGAAACCTTCACCAGTGGCCGTCAGGTCAGTGGCTCCAGCTTCCAGGGCATCCACCAGGGCAGCGTCCGACAGTTTCGCGTAGCTGTTGGACATGGCCTTGTAATACGACTCGAAAAATTCCGTGTTGTTGAAGTCGCGGAATTTCCTATCGAAGTCGTGTGCCCCTGCCAGACGGCTGGCGTTGACGCTCGCATCCTCAGTGTCGGCAGCGTTGCTGGGGACAGCATTCTTGTCACCAGCCCAGGCAGCCATCACGGGAGGAGTCGCCCAACGCCAACCCTTCACGCTGTACGACTTCAGGTCATCGTGGGACACCAGCGGCACAATCTTTCGCTGATACGTGTTCCGATTCCACAGCTCCCCTACAAACTGGGGGGCTTCCACCACAGCGTTAGCTGTCTGGGTGATGTTCTGGAGGGCAGCCGTCAGCTCAGGTGTCTTACGGCCCGTGTGCTGAGCTTTCAGCGCTTCCATGAAATCGGCCATCGTCCAACCGTCACCAGGCTGGCGCGGCTGGGCCTGGGCTGCCAACCCAGCTGGCACGGCTGCCGAAAGGGATGGGCTGCCGTTCCCTGCGTGCACCACTGGAGCCAGACTGGCAGCAGCTGCGGCAGGAACCTGGGCGGATTCGGCTGGGTTGGCAGCAGCCGGAGGGGCCACTGGAGCCTCAGGGGCAGCAGCTGGTGCCACTGCCTCATGGTCGTATTGCTCGCCCTGTACGTGGGCCTGTCCGCACTGCGTGCACGGGTACATGCGTGTCTCACTTTCTGGGTTGAATTGTGCGGCCACGTTTGTGACTCGCGCACTATCGAACGCGGGCACGGGCACCTGGGCCACTGCCCTCAGCACCCCCGTCGCGTAGTCCTGAGCGTCCACTGACACAGGTGACAGCTCCACACTCAGTCCATCCATGGTGTGCTCCTGAGCTTTCATCAGGGCCTTGTCTCCGTCTTCGGTGGAGTCCACTTTAAACTCACCCCACATGCCCTGGTCGTCTGACCAGACACGCTGGGCATAGCCCACGCTGGTGGAGCGCTGCTCACCCGTATGAAAATAGGCGAGCTTGATTCGTGACAGGTCAGCTGGCAGCTCGATAGCCTCAGGGCCCCTTACACGAATAATGCCTATGTTTGTGGAGCCGTACTCATTGAACGGAAGGAACATTCCCGTTATCAGTCGCCTGCCAGTGTCCACCAGGGTAATGGGGGCTGCCTGACCCCAGAGGGGTGGCGACACAGACTCTGCTGTCAAGATTTCCATGACAATCAATCCTGTACTGAGGGGCCAGTGGGGCTGGGCTGGGGTGACAGGTCATCACCCTTGTCAAAGCGACAACGGGTGCCACGAGCTGTCACGTCATCCAGCGACAGGCGGGCTTCTACTGCTTCCAGGTAGGGCTCCGTTCCGTACTCCGTGTGCTCCAGTCCCCTACCTTCCTGAGTCTCATAGTTGAGCGACGCTTTAGGGGCAGTGGCGTCCACCATCCCAGCAGCGACACCCACCACACGCGCACAGTCCACTGCGGACGCATTCCTGCCCTCCACCAATAGGTGAGAGTCGATTGACCCATGGTCGCGCACTTCGATATTCGGGGGTGTGTAGGAGACACCCCCATTAGTGCCCCTGCGACCCTCAGCATATTGGGCCAGCAGCTCATCAATGTCTGTCTTATCCATCGGCAGGCCATCAGTCTGGTGCAGCTCCTGATGGGCTGAGGGTGTCCTGGCAGCGTTGCCAGCTGCACGCATCAGGTCAGCTGCCTGGACGATGGCGACACGAGCAAAGGTGAGGATGCCCTCATGGGGGCCAGGGATGAGGATGAAGTCAGCAGCGTCAACCTGCTGGCCGTCCACTTCAATCATGTAATCGGCGTTGATGTTCCAGCGGTCACGGCCGACACGGCTGGCATACAGCAGCTGCCCCTCTGAGCCCCTGAATGCCTCCCACAGACTGAAGCCAGTGAAGATCAGGTCATCAATCGTCCACAGCATCCGATGCCAGGGGGAGATGCCATCGTTAGAGCGATAGGCCCAGAGGGGGTCAGGCAGCTGCACGTCATCAGAATCAAAGGCCCTGATGGGGTACCCAGCAATCTTGGGTGCCACCACATGGCGGGCCTTAGCAATCGCCGGGATAGCCATGGCCTGGGCCCGTGTCATGGGCAGTGAGCTGTCACCGAATATGTCTGACCAGACGATGGTGGACAGTGAGCTGAGCTGGGTGCTGAATGGTGACGCCAGCTGAGGGCCTGGGGGTGGAGCCGTCTGCCACCAGGCACGCGCCGCAGTCATGCCCGCCTGCGCTGTCGATGTAACTGCGGCGTGTGCACTAGGTGAAGGGATCACAGGGGCCATACTGCACCAGCGGTACGACAAAACACAGCGACACGCTGTGTCAGCTGGCAAATTGGATGAAGGGTCTACCTGTGGGAGCTGGCGCATGGTCGTAGACCCAGGCACCCACAGCCAGGGCCACCATGGGGGAGCTGTCACCAGTGGAGTGCCTACGTGAGATAGCTACTCCATCACCCATCGGACGTGTCACCACTGATGTGGCTGACCCTTTGAAAATCTCTGTACCGTCATGACACAGCTGGCCATCCTTCACAGCTGTGAGCAGCTGACCTGTGGCCGTCGCAAACTCGCGTGCACTAGTGGTGGTGACCCAGTCCAGTCCATCGCAGATTTCCCGAGCGTGCCCGCCATCGTCCGCGGCCACAGCGATGGGTGACCAGCTGGCACGCAGCTCAGTCAGTGCACCCCGTAGCCAGCTGGTGCCCTGACCAGCCATCACGATACGTGTTTGCAATCGGCCGGCCAGGTCACGCCAGACAGCCACGATGGTGGACGCTGACTTGTCATAGGCCACATCAAAGGCTAGCACCAGCTCAGTGGTGTCGGGCCTGTCCTGGTGCCCTGCCAGCGGCTCCCACAGGTCAGCAGGAATGAGCATCTTTTTATGGCTGGTGCGACGGTTGCAATACATGCGCTCGAAATCGGCACGCTCCTGATAGGCAGCCTCAGACTGGAGCACTGCCACCGTGACCTGTGGGGAGCCATCGGGACGGATGAAGGGGTGACCCTGGACGAATCCTGGGTGATACTCCAGCCACACAGCTGGGTCATAAACGTCTAGGCCATCAGGCACGCCGTACTCAATCAGGCAGATACCTGGCTCACCCCTGCGGGCCCTGTCAATCCAGCCATGAAGGAACACCGATTCGCTAGTCCCCATGGTGGACACGATCCACAGCTGCCTGTGTCGGACAGTCTGCTGGGCAGGCCCGATGGCTGCCATCAGCTCAGCTCCCCGCTCAGCATCATGGGCCATCGCTTCATCCAGGGTCACCATGTCAGGGGTGTATCCATGCAACGATTTTTCTAGGGGTGCGAAGCACTGGAACACAGACAGGTTAGGGAACTCCACACGCTGGGAGCCAGCTGAACGGTAGACCGTGATTTCATCTGCGAGCGGGGAGGCATACAGGGCCTTGACTGCATCCTTCCAGCGAGCAGCAGCATCCTTGCCCGACTGGGCTGTGTAGAAGCACTCCGCGCCAGGGTAGGAGATACAGCGCTCCACGTTGACACTGCGGATGAGCACAGTTTTCCCTGACTGGCGTGGGACGGACACCACAACGATGGGATAGGCGAAACTCCCATCAGGCAGCATCTCTGTCGCCACCTGGGCTGCGTACTGCTGCCACGGCATCAGCGGGGTGCCTGTTGCAGCAGCCACTAGTGCGATTCGCTCGCCATGGTGGGGACGGCCAGGGGTGGGGAGTGTGGCATGCAACGGATGCCCAGGGGGCTCCGTGAAGTCAGCCCACATTAGCTGCACGCTCAGCAGCAGCAGCCATGTCGTTGACCAGCTGCTCCCATGCGCTCCTGTTGCCGTTGGATTCCGGGGGCTGTGGCAGCATGGCCAGGGTCTCCCGCAGTTCCCGTGCAGCCAGCGCCGCGCCAGTGGACCGCCTGGAGCGCACCCCGATTTCGATGGTGTGGGCCATGTATCTGGCCAGCTCAGCTGTGGCCGCATCCAGTGGCCGGAGCAGGTTGGCATCCTTGTATGCGCTGATGGTGTCCTCCACTGCCTGCTCAATGCGCGAGCGGGGAGGGGCAGGGGGCTCAAAGCCTGGGAGCTGGTCAGCCATGGGGTCAGCTGGGTTAGGTGTGGTCACGGCTGGCCCCTTTCAGGTC